CAGTATATTGAGAAGTTTACGCCGAAGCGGCGTGTGGTGGTTGATGATGATCGTGATGTGGTGGGGTTGTCTGATGACGAGTTGGTTGATGAGTTGTTGGATCAGGTTTCGCATTTGAGGGTGGTGGGGGAGTGAGTGCGGGTCATGTGTTGCGTGATGGGGTGTGGACGCCGTTTGATGGTGATGAGGATTTGGGGTGGCGTGAGGAGGCGTTTGGTGAGCGTCCTGTTTTGGGGCCGTGGGGTGATCCGTTTCATGGGCCGGGGGCTGATGAGGTGTTGGAGTGTGGTTTGGAAACGCCGGAGGTTTGCGAGTCGTGTCAGTGAGGTGGGTGGTGTCGGTGTTTGTGACCGCCGTGTTTATGTCTATAGCCTTTACGGTTTGGGGTTTGGGTCGGATGTTACAGTCGTTGTTCGATTAGATGAAGGTTTGGATAGATCAGGATCTTTGTACGGGTGACGGGATTTGTGTTGAGATTTGCCCGTCGGTGTTCGACATGCATGAGGACGGGTTGGCGTATGTTAAGGAGGCGGATTGGCCCACTCTTAGCGGGCCGGATGGTTCGCCACGGGGGGAGCCTGTTTATAAGATGGCGCGGGGGCTTGCTGTTGTCCCGGAGGGTGATGTGGATGCTGCGATTGAGGCCGCTGAGGAGTGTCCCGGTGAGTGTATTTATTTTGAGGTTGGTTGAATGAGTCGTCTGTCGGAGTTGCGGCAGGAGGCGGAGTGGCGTCGCTGTGTGGAGGATGAGCCATATTTTCTCCGCAAGTATTGGCATATTGCCCATCCGGCTCATGGACGGATTTTGTTCGATTTGCGGGACGCCCAGTCTGAGGCGCTTCGCAACTGGGATAATAACCGTTATTCTCTGACTCTTAAGGCCCGTCAGATTGGGTGGACGACGTTGGTGGCGGCGCACCAGTTTTGGTTGGCGTTTTTTCATGCGGATCAGAACATTATTGATTTGTCGCGCACGGAGCGCGAGTCGGTGTTGTTGTTGCGTAAGTCGAAGTATGGGTTTCAACATATGCCGGATTGGATGTTGGCGCGTGGCCCGGTGTCGCTGGTGGAGCATCAGCAGAAGATGGCTTTCGATAATGGCAGTATGATTACGTCGATGCCGTCGGCGTCTGATCCGGCGCGTGGCGAGTCCGCTACGTTGGTGGTCGTTGACGAGTGGGCGTTTTTGCCGAACCCCGAAGAGGCGTGGGCGTCTATCGAACCGGTGGCCGATGTGGGCGGTCGGATTATCGGGTTGTCTACGGCTAACGGGTCGGGTAACTTTTTTCACGAACTGTGGGTGGGGGCTGAGACTGGCAATAACCGGTTTCAGCCCATGTTTTTTCCGTGGTCTGCGTCGGAGGATCGGGACGAGTCGTGGTATCAGTCGAAGAAGGATTCGATGCTGTCGTGGCAGTTGGCGCAGGAGTACCCTTCGTCCGCCGAGGAAGCGTTCATCAAGTCGGGGAACCCGGTGTTCGATTTGGATGTGTTGCACCGGATGATGGCGGTTGCGAAGGATGGCACGATGGGCTATTTGACAGAGTTGTCGCCTCGGGTAGTGGAGTTTAGAAAAGATGCTCACAGTTTGGCGTAACCCGGTCGGTGGCCGCAGTTACGTTGCGGGTGTCGATACGGCGGAAGGTTTGATGCACGGCGACTATTCGTGTATCCAAATGTTGGATGTGCGGTCGGGTGAACAGGTCGCTGTGTGGCACGGGCATATTCCACCCGACGAGTTGGCTCACGAAGTGTTCCGCATGGCGTTGTGGTACAATAACGCTTTGACGTGTGTGGAGTCGAACAACCACGGTTTGACAACTATTGTCCAGTTGCGGCATTTGGGGCATCCGAACCTGTTTCGGAAACGGACACTGAATCGGGCCACCGAAAAGGTTTCAATGGAGTTCGGGTGGAAGACGACCCGTACGACGAAACCGTTGCTGATTGACGATTTGGACATGGCGTTGCGGAACGACGAGTTGACGTTGTTTGATCGGCACACCATTGCCGAGTTGCGAACCTATGTGCGGAACGAACGCGGGTCAATGTCTGGTTCACCGTTCGATGACCGTGTGATGGCGTTGGCGTTGGCGAACGAGATGCGCCAGTACGCTTTCATGCCCGAGTATGCGCCTGCCACAGACGACTATTGGACTGTTGACTGGTTTGCTCGGATGGTCAAACCGGAAGAAAAGCCGGATTTGCGTATCGGGTCCCACACGATCCGTGGGACAGTGTGAACATACCAGTTAGAGACTCTATTGGAGGTTATTGCCTTGGCAGTACGAAACTTTGTGGCGTTCACAAGCGGCACAGAAACGATTGATGGCCCGAAGGGTCAGAACAACCGGATGGAACGTGGTGGTTCCGTGGTGTCCAACCCGATTTGGGAACCGGCAGCACCGCAATCTCCGAAGCAGCGGTTGACCAACCCGGAGTACGCCAACCAGACTGGTGGCTACGGGGAACTCAGCGTCCGCGAAACACCATTCAACCAGCATGGTGTTGTCGGCAAGGTTGAGCCTGCGAAGCCGCAGCCTGACCTGAAGGGCCACAACGCCGCACCGCACACCAAGCGTCCGTAACTGTGGCGGTTCTGCCACCTGATGCGACGTTTGACGATTTCGTTTCATATACGGAATCTGTTAGGGGGCCTATGGGTTCGGATGAACTCATAGACCTCTGGGAGTGGCGTCAAAAACTTGTAGGCATCCGTTTCGACATAGGGCGCGGTTTCCGTACCCAGTTGCCTCCCGAAGATCAGCATTTGACCCGCGAACAGCGCGGGGCGAAGGCCGAACAGGAAGCGAAGGCTCAGGGTCGCAACATTGAACGTTTACCCGATAAGGCGTATTTCTGATGGCTCGCAAAACTCGCGCTGAACAACTGACCGTTATCAACGAAAAGTTGGATTCGTCGGCGCGTTGGCGGGACGAAATGGGTTACGACAACCTGTGGCGCCGCATGGTCGATCTGTACCGGGGGAAGCATTGGCCCCGTACCACAGTCAGCCGCGAAGACCTGATCGCGGTCAATATTGCTTTCTCCACTGTGAACGTGATCGCTCCGGCAGTTTCGGTCAACCATCCCAAGATTGTGGTGGTGCCGAACAAACCGGAGGACGAGGACCGGGCAGCGTTTGTCGAAGCGGTTGTCAACCATTTGTGGCGACACCACGATTTCCGCACCCCGTTCCGTCGCTCCGTTAAAGACTTCCTGATCTTCGGACACGGCTGGTTGAAGGTCGGTTGGAAGTTTTTGGAACAGGAACGTTTGCTGGGGGAACCCGAACGGGACGAACTGTTTGCAGAAGCAACAGTCGAATCTGACATGTTCGCAATGGAAAACCCGGAAATGGCCGGGGATCTCCCCGACCGCGAACAGATGCTCGCCAGTGTCCCTACCACGGCGATGACTGTTGTTGAAGACCAGCCGTTTGTGGAGCGTGTATCCCCCTACGACATTTACATCGACCCTGAGGCGACCTGTATTGAGGATGCGAAATGGATCGCCCAACGGATTGTTGTGTCGTTGGAGGAAGCAAAAAAGGATCGGCGTTACAAGCCGTCGGCGCGGAAAAATCTGGAAGCCACATCGCTTCTCAACCCGATGTATGCCCCCACGGACCGTCAGGAAACAAACCAGTATTTGGCCGGGGTGGTTGAACGCACCGTCATTTACGAGTTTTACGATATTGCCAACAACACTTTGTCGGTTCTCGCCAAGGACACCGACGAGTTCCTAGTTGACCCGATGCCGATGCCTTACGCTTACGGGCAACCGTTCGTAATGTTACGAAACTATGACGTTCCTGACCATTTCTACCCGATGGGCGATTTGGAAGCCATTGAGTCGTTGCAGTTGGAGTTGGACAAGACCCGCTCCCAGTTGATGAACGCCCGCAAACGGTACGCCCGCAAATACTTGTACCACGAACGGTCATTCGGCCCCGAGGGCCGCGAAGCGTTGGAATCCGAGGACGACGGCAGGCTGGTGCCGGTCGTGGACGAAAACAAGCCGCTGTCGGAAGTTGTTGTTCCGATGCCGCAAATCCCCCTGTCGCCCGAAATCTACAACCTGTCGTCCATTATCGAACAGGACATCAACACGGTGTCCGGCGTGTCCGAGTACGCACGCGGTTCGATGCCGGAAATCCGCCGCACCGCAACCGAAGCGTC